GGGCCAAAACGGTTGTTGCCCTGAAGAATTGGGCCTTCAAATGTGGAACGTGCCATGACAAAAAGTCCTTATGCAAAAGCGTCTTACCAATCGTTGCATCGTCTGCTGGGGCAGTGGCGGTAAGACAGAATCACCCAGATGTTTGGAATATACACCAACTATGTGTGGTGTCAACAAAAAGGGGCCCCGAAGGACCCCTTTTATTCTTAGAACGAACCGGAAGAACCGTAGACGCCCAAAGGATCAGACCAGCCGAAGCTATAACGCTCGCGAGCCTTGTAACGCACGTTACCAGTGTCAAAGTCACCGTCCATGCTGTTGGTCAAAGGCGAACGCTCGAACATCTTCAAGCCGTTAGGCACATCAGTCATCAAGAACCAAGCGTTGTTGTCGGTCAAGAAGTGGTTGATGGCATAGCCTTCAGGGATCGAACCGTTGTTCTTCAACGCGTTGATGTCGTTGTTGTTTGTACCGACGCGCAGGTTGGTTTCCAACAAGCGGGTTGCAACGAATTGCAATGCTGGTGGGATGATCAACTTACGTGGCTTAGCAGCAATCAACAGACCGCGTTCGTCAGTCCAAGCAGCGATAGCGATCACTGCGGCTTCCAACGAAGTTTCGTTCAAGTCAGCTTGAGTTGTTGGTGTGTTGGCGTTTGTGGCACCGTTAACCAATGGGTGAGCTGTAGAGAACAAAGCAACGCCGTCGCCACCAGTGTAAGCAGCGCTGAAGCCGTTGTTCAAAACGGAAGCACCCTTAACTTGCTTGGTGTAAGACATGGCACGAGCCAGAGCCTTGGTGTAGCGAGCAGACAGGCTGTCGTACAAGTTATCTTCGACCGCTTCTTCAGTGATCGAGAAACCCAAAGCGATGGTTTCGTGGTTGTAGCGAGCTGTGAACGCTTCCTGCGCATTGTCATAAGCCATGGCAGAACCTTCGTTCTTGACGGGAGCGGCGGAGAAACCAGCGAGCTTGGTTTCTTCTTCAAAGCTACGCTCCGATTTCTCGATTTCGTAGATTTCTTTGTGCTCTTCGCCGTAGCGGGCATACTCCAAACCGAACAAAGCGTTCAGACCGGGGAGGAGTTCTTTTAATAGTTGTGCGCGTGAAATAGCCATTTAAGTTACTCCTTAAGCGGTTTGAGTGCCAAGCGCGGTGTAGTACGAGTGGTTCGCGAAGTTGATCTTGCAAAGAACTTCGGTGTACTGCGTAAACACGAGCGTGGAGCTTGCGGGAATTGCGGTTGCGGTAGCAGCAGCGCCGCCAGCGTTAACCACACCGTATTGTGCGTTGACAACAACAGAGGTTGCACCAGCAGCGGCTGCTGTGGAGACCCAGTTGGCGTTACCAACGTACTGACCGTTAGCGGCCAAGAAACCAACTTCAGTACCAACTGGCAATGCGTTAGGCAAAGCAGAGGTAGTCAAAGTTGTAGTACCGCTAGACCATGTGGCAGTGCCCAAGGCGACAGCAGTTTCTGGCACAACATCAATGATACGGACAGGCAGAGCAGCAGTAGTGGCAGCAGAGCTGGCCAAGATACCGTTCGACGAGTTACCAGTGTTGATGTTACCGGCCAAGTTGGAGATGGTCATGTTCAGACCGATCATGGCGCGAGAAGCAGCGCCGATGGTTGTGCCACCTTGAGATGTCACGACAGCAGCTTTGAAGATGGTGTCAGGATCATCAGTCACGATAGCGTAAGCATCGCCAGCCAAGGTAGACGCTGGCCAGTATTGGCTAAAACGCTTTTGCTTGGTTGCTGGGTCTGTGTAAGAACAACCCAAGAAGATACCGACTTGACCGTAACCGGGAGCGCCTGTAGCAGCAGTGCCGCCATCAGTCACAGCCAGACGAGTTGCGAAGCCGCGTGTAATCGCGACGAAATCACCGTAAAAAATGTTGGTGGCGTAGCCATACTGAATCTGCACGTTACGTGTAGAACCAGCAAAAACCTGTCCACCAATCAAGTTTACGGGCTTTAGGCCGTAGGGGGCCGAAACCGTAGGGTAAGCCATTTAAGACTCCTTTGAAAAGTTACTTAGAACCAGAACCAAAACCTCCGCCACGACTGGTCGTTGACTTGCGGTCGCTGAACAGAGGCATACGAGGGTCATTGTTTCGCATAAAGTGGTTGTCCACTGAATCCATCTGGTTTTGATTTTGACGACCGTAGTACTCAGCCATAGCAGCGAGTTGCTCGGTTTCCATCTTGCAGAGCATGAGTCCGCCGATTTCCACGTTGCCTTCTAAGTCATGGCCCATCAACATCAATTCCGGATGGTCCTTAGCTTTCACCGGTACCCAGCCATCGCGCATCTTTCGACTTACGTTGGTTGGATCAGCCTGTCCCAAGATATGTGTCGCAATCCAGCGATACGTGTATCCGGGTTCAGGTGTCGGATCGGGCAAAGAACTCGACGGCGTATATGTACGACGTAAGGTTTTTTCGCGTGAAGCGGTATCACGAGGTGCGCGGTTTTCAGCCATTTCAATTCTCCAATTTTGCTACTTGTGCAGCGTACTGCTGCGGGGTCAATCCAAATTTCTTAGCCAGCGCGAGCTGGGTTGTCGTCAGTTGGACTTTTTTAGCCCCCGACGATCTTGTGGCAGGGGCTACGACGGAAGTAGGTTTTCTTGGAGACTCGCCTTGCGCAGGCTTGTCTTCGGTTTCCCCAAAAATTTCAGGGAACTTGGACTTCACGCGAGCATCAATTTGCTCGAAATACTCGTCAGACCGTGGGTCGGCCCCCGAGTTCACTAGCTTTTGGTGCAGCCCTAGTGCGTAGCTGGTAACTTCTTCAAACCCGTTGCTTCCGAACCACTGGTTTTTTGCTTGCCAGCGCAAGGTTTTTTCGTCCGGTTGTACGCGTTGGGGTTCGCGATAGCTAGTTTGTACAGCATCTTCGTCGACTTGTAAAGGGGTCGGCTTAAATTTTTCTGCATCACGCATAGCAATCTTTGCCTCAAGCAGCGCTTCTTGGGCGGCAAGGATGGCATCGGAGTCAAAAGACTCCTGTGCTGCTTTGTACTCGCGGCGGGCTTTCTCCAACTCTGACTCAGCCAGAGTCTTGGCCTGCGCCACAAACTGCTCGGTACCTGTGTTGACGTTTTGGCGGAGCTTTTTGTTCTCCTCCATCAACTGTTGTGCAAGACGTTCAAGTTCTTGCTTCTCGCGCAGAGTAGCTTCTTTGGCACGGCGCTCATCATGGCGGGCATGCGTGAGTTCCTTGATGCGGTCTTGAGCACCACGGGTGTACTTCTCGATCTCATCATCTGTGGGGTCTTCGACCTCACGATCCAAAGGCTTACGGCCACGGTCCTTTTCAGGCGTGTCGTCAACTATCTCGACTTCAAAGTCGTCATCGGTTGTGACTTCAACTTTCTTTTCATCGACTTCGTCGGGGAATTTAAATTCATCCGGCATCACTACTCCTTATGCGCGGGTTAAACCGCGAGGGTCTTGCACAACAGCATCCACTTGATCGTCATTGATCAGGCGGAACTCTTTTCCGAAAATCTTGAAGCGCGTACCGGAATATGTACGCACGAGCACAAAGTCACCTTCCTTGCACCAAGCACCGTTAGGGAACTTGGCCGTGTCTTTGTACGCGTCTGGGCCCACACGAAGCACGAACAACACGGTTGTGGCATGTTCTTCTTGTCGCATGGTGGCTGAGTCACGAACCAAATCGAGCGATGTGCCAGCAATCTTTTCATCGACTGGTGGAACTACGCACAGCAACTTCCAGCCTGTTGGGACTGGCAGTGCACCTGCTTTGGTTTCGTCGTCCGCATCTTCCTCTGGTTTGTCCATAGGTTGGATGTGGTCTGGTAGGGCGATGCCCGGGGGCAGGATCAATCCTGAGTCTTCACTCGTCATTTGCTTTCTCCACTTTCTCGGCAAGGTCAATGATGTAACGCTCTGCGAGGGCGAGACCCTGAATCATCCCGCAGAGTTTTTGATACTGAGCAAAGTCCTGACAGACGCCTGTGGCGACGTCGTCAGCATAGTTGTTCATGTCGGTGCGTATTTGTTCGCGCAATACGCGTGCGAAGTCTGAAATCATTTAGTGGGCTTCTCCGGTGGTTTGTTTGCCGCCTCAAGGCGGGCCTTTGCTTGGGCACGTTGGTGCTTCAAGTTCTGCTCATGAACCTGCTGCTTGTGAGACAGGTTCTGGTTGTGCTGCTGCGCGGCCATGATGGCTCGGGCTTGTTCGGCTGCTGCCTGCATCTGAGCGCGTTGCTGGTCCGTGGCCAGTTGTTGATTTGCACGGATTGCCTCGATGCGTGGGTCGTTGCCTTGTTGTTGAGCACGTAGCTGGTCGGCTTTTGCTGCCGCATCCACGGCGAGCTTCTTTTCCTCCAGCTTGAGCTTGTCGGCTTGAGCGGCTGCATCCACTTGCAGCTTCTTTTCTTTGATGGCCACTTCGCGATTCTTGATCTGCAACTCTTGCTGCTGCATCTGAATCACGGGGTCTTGCTGTTGCTGTTGAGCTTGTTGCTGTGCGGCAGCAGATTGGCTCTGTTGCAACACTTGGTTCGCTGCCTCGGCCATCATGGCAGAGAGCGCCAGCTCGACTTGCGGTGGCATCTTCTCGTCCTCGGGCGGCAAGGGCATGCCCAGTTGCTGCTCAATCTTCTGGCGATACGCGTAACCAACGTGCTCGGAAATGTGAGCCATGAGCGCTGCCTGCATCTGGGGAGCCTTGGGGTTCTGGCCAACCAACTGCTGAACCAGTGGGTCCTGCACCATGGCCATGTGCACCTTGATGTGGGCTTCGTGGTCTTGGTGCATGAACGCCTTGAGCGGCTCGCACTTGAGCACAGCTTGGTTCTCGGACACTGGGTCCTTCGGCTTCATGTCTTCTTCCAGAGGGATCAGCTTCTCTGCGTTCTTGATGCCCAACACCTCCAGCATGTTGCGATGCAACTGCGGCAGGTCGTAAATGTCCGGTGCCATCTGCGCCATCTGGATAACAGCTTGGTACTGCACCACGCGCTGGCTCATCGTTGCAGCATTGGGATCGCTGACAGGGATGATGTCGCAGCAGGCGTAGTCAGACTGCTTGGCCGTACGCTTGCCTTCTTCTGGCTCGAAGTCGTAGTCTGGGTCTGTGTAGTCCTTGATGATCGCGGCCAACAGGCGCAACTCTTGCTTGAACGCGTAGTGCAGTCGGGCCTGAACAGCCGTCATCACTTTGAGTTGACGCTCCAGCAAAGCAAGTGTTGTGCCCACGGGAGCCTGTGCGCTCATGTCCGACACGTTCATGTCCGCAGTAGCTGCGAAGCGACGGCCCTCGTCCACGATCTTGTCCAAGAGTCCGGCAAGGACTGCGCTTGGTTCTTTGTATGGGAGCGGCAAGATGCTGTCGCGCATGTTGCCGGAGCCGACGTCTACGTCGCGCCATTCACCCGGTGCAATCGGAGTGTCATCACCTTTGATGCGAAGTCCCCGTGACTTGAGACCGCCGGGCAAGTTAGACAGCGTTCCAGCGTCCACCAGTTGACGCATGATCGACGTCGCTGACTTGGCGAAGCCTCCGATGAGATGGAACAGACCGAAGCCATAGGCACCAAAACCCGGTATGTACTGATAGTGGACGAAGTGTTGTCGCTTGAGGCGGAGGTCGTCATCTTCTCTCCAGTTACGGCGGATCGCCAAAATCTCATTGGTCCCTTTGACCATGGTCACCACGTACGGCAACGCGATGCCTGTCTCCTCACCATCGTCTTCACCCTCGGCCTTGTCTTCAAAGCCATCGAGGTCCAAGTCAACATGAATCTCGAGCAATGTGTAGCGCTCGTCGTCGAGGTCGCTAAAGCCTGTCTCTTTGTCCTTGGCTTTCTGGATGTCGGTTTGTTCTTTGGTTGGCTCACCCAACTCGCAGTCCAAGTAAAAGCCCGCTTGCTGGAGCTTCTTGATCTCGTTCTCTGTCTTGCGCATGACGTGCGTCAGGCGGTAACAGGTGTCCATGTCTGTCGTGCCGTAGGGCAAGATGATGTCTTCTGCTGGGACAAACATCGAGACCTGACGTCCCAAATTGGGATCGTAGTAGACCTTCTTGAAAGCTGAACCCGTGGCTGGCAGCGACCACAACATGCGTTCTTGCTCTGGGCGGAACTCGCGCATGACTTCTGTCAGCTCATAGTTCAAGTCTTCCTCGACGCGCTTGGCGGCTTCTTTCTTGTCTACGGTTTCTTTCCCAACGATCTTCGTGCGAACCGGCCCTTGGGCGGGGAACATCTCCGTGATGGTCTCGCTTTGGAACCGCACCACAGCCTCGGTAATCATGGGGTGGAACACACCGGAGGCTCCATTCCAAGGTTCTGTACGTTCCTCG